CTTCGACAAAGACTGTCCCAGCATCTTCCTGTTTTGCAGAGGTTTGGAAGAACAGTAGAGACTGTTGAGTGGATATCACTGTTGACAGAACTTTCCCGACAGTACGGTCAGAAGCCAGCACTCGCGAATATCCATTCACACTATCGTGATGGTGCCATTCTCAATGGAGAACTACCAGGTCTTAATTCTGCTGTTTTGCTGAAAGCCGTTTGGAGTCTGGTCAAGGCACAGAACGACAAGAATACATTCCAGCATTTTGGCGAAACCCTGGACCAGATCGGCACAACCTGTCTGGCGGGAGTAACAGACAGACTGTTAGCAGACTGGCTTGCGTTGTGTGAAATGTTGCCCAGTTAGCAAAAACATTCGACAGAGAGAAAGCAAACAGCAATGTCAGAGTCTCTGACGGATTTGAAGGAATATGTTCATCGGTTGAGTGATCAACTAATCATACTGACGCAAAAAGAACCTCGCACCAAGGAACTGAAGATGCAAATGGATGCGCTGCGATCTTTAGGCGCCACCGAACAAATGGCGCGACTTCCATCCTCCAGTGTCACCCTCGACTTGAAACGCTCCCGACCCAAACCAGCACCAAGGGCAGTCTCTCCCCGTTCGCAGTCGACACGCGCCAACAAAACCACCAAAATGATGGCTGGCAGAGTATTGTCTGCGTACAAAAATCGCAAAATCAAAAAAGATGGAACGCCACTCTATCTTTCGTATTTGCAATCGCTTGAAAATTTCTTGGAGGAGAACCCCGAGGTTGCCGATCTTCACCAAGTTAAGGCACTCTATCGACAACTAGGCACCAATTGAGTTCATGCCACACTGCAAAATTCAATTAGCGTGCCAAATAAAGAAACACAAAAAAATGCGTATTATCGCTGTGGTGTATTCTCCCTCTAGAGATCACGTTCCCGTGCTCGGGTGTTTGCGTGAACAAACTGTTACCCCATCTCACATCTATGTGTGTTACCCTGGAAGACACTCCCACCTTCACACTGTTTATTCCGACCCCGACGTTACTTACCTTCAATACGAACCCCAAGATGCCAACTATCCCGTTTGGGAGTATTTGATACCCGTGATCAAAAAAGAACTGTTCCCCGACACTTATTTTCTCACTGTTCATTGGGACAGGAGATACAGTCCACTGCTGATTGAAACTCTGTTGAAGGCTTCCCAAGCACATCCACAGACAGCCGTGGGGTTGCAAGGATACATTTGGGAGAACAACCGCGTGAAAAAGATCCGTGCCAACAATCTGCAAAATGAAAGCGTGCCTGCCGTCTGGTTGGATGGCGATGCAGGAATTATGTACGACACCAACTGTTTTCCCTGGAACGTTGAAGAAGACATCAAGAATCTCAAACAGAAGCATCCAGAACTGTTCCAAGGTTCATACGAATGGGTCTGGTCAAAGTACCTGCAGTCTCACAACATGGAAACACGCGTCATTCGGGCAAAGAACGTTCGACTGGCAAGGGTCGCCCGGTTCAAGCATGCCCATCCAGATCCCAACTTGCAGAAGAAAACCGCATCTGCAGAGATTGTTCAGGTACTCCGTCCATCATCAGGCTGGAAATGGGCAGTGTTTTTCACTGGAATTGCCATGTGGGCGTTAGTGCTTCTGCACTACACCACGTATAAACCATTGTAAATACACCTCCTCCTTTCTCTTTCTGAGTTGCACATTTCAAATAGCAATGGCTACTGCTGTTGTGAAGCCAAAGCGTAAACTTGTTGCCCCGCCTCGCTCGGCGGACAAGAAACAACCCAAAACAACAGGGTCGGAGAAGCCCAATCTTGCCATTTTCCGATCGGCTTTGTCTCCTGATTTGCTGAAACGTGCACATGCTCTCTTTTTCGGAAAAGAACACGCCACGCCGATTCGCTATTTAGAACCACACGAAAACAAGGTATGGACGCCTGCTGGCGAATACCGAGAGGTGCCTCGGAAGCAAGCCGCATATTCCCATCCTGCGGGACTGTCTTATCGCTTTTCTGGAGCAACTGTAGTGGCACGTGACGAAAACGAAGTGCCACTGTTGCGTGAGATTCGCGAATGGGTAGAGAAACTGTCTGGACAAGCATTCAATTTTTGTTTTATCAACTACTACCAAACAGGGGACAACACGATTGGATGGCACTCGGATGACGAAAAGGACATGATCAATGGCGCCACGATTGGCTCCTTGACATTTGGGGCATCTCGCGACTTTCAATTCCGCTTGAAAAAAGACAAGACTGTCAAGTTCGAACTGGTTCTGGACGACAACATGCTGGTGTTGATGAAACACCCCACCAATCGCGACTGGCAGCATCAACTGCCGAGAAGAAAGCGTGTCTTTGAACCGCGTGTCAATCTCACTTTTCGCCAGTTCAAGTCTCAAACATCACTGTTTTAATTTGCACTGGTGGATGCCACAATCCATTTGTTTGCTTCATTTCTTGCCATTTCGTTGCATGCAATGGGAATGGAACGACAACTGGCTTGGATTTGAGGTCGTTTGATCCGAAAGACAAACCCCTTGGTTTGGAGACAGTCATGAAACCGTTTCCACATGGCTTCCAGCGATAAGGGGATTGACCATGCTCTATCCGAAGAGAGCAAAAGATTGCTGCCGAGAAAATAAACTGCTGAGGGGAATTGCACGCTGAGAGCGGTTTTAATCTCTTCGTAAAACAAGAGAGAAAGTTGTTCAAATTCGGGAGCAGTGTCGCCCAGTGCAACATTCTCCAAGTTCACACTGAACTCGTAAATGTCCCTTGATACACATTGTTCACGCACGACACAGTCTCCACATGCGCACACCACTGCATCATCCTTGTCCAAGTGCGGTTCTCCACAATTGCGAACCGGAGGTAGAGTCGAGAGCAGTTCAGTCATGCGTACCGTTACACGAACGTCCCATGGGTTCAACAAACTTCTTCCGCCTCCCAAGTTGACCCACACACAATAGATGGGCATTTTGTTTCTTTTCGGAACGAAATTTGGAGAGTGCCAAAGTGTATCGCATGTGGGAAAAGCAAAGAGGTTTGGGTTTTATTCTGCAAAACTTCCAGATTGGAATGAAACAGATTAAATTCCTGACACAACAATCTTCGCGCGATAAGAATAAAGACTCGCATTCTTGATGGAGGTAACACTTGTGCAACGATTGCCAAGAAACAGCGACCGTCAAAAGATGATGCACATTCAGCAAAAGAAAATGTCTGTGGATGCGCTTCCTCGCGGCGTTCTTTCGTCTGCACTTTCCGTGTGTCAACAATGCACGCAGAGAGATGCTCAGTGGTACGTCTACGCTGTGAAAACAGAACCAGACCTGGGATTGACTAATGGTGTTTTTCCTGGTTTCAAGTGCAACAGATGCAAAGAAGAGTTTCTGCGACAGTACCTTCGACCCAATTGGATCATTGAAAACGACCATATTTCATTTCGCCGCAAGACGTGGCAGCAGTATTGTTTGATCCCGCTTCCTTCTTCTCCCATCAACAACCCAGGTGAGTCGAGTGTTCATCTTCTTGAATAAATAATGCTGCGTTGATCTAAAACCTTGTGCCTGTTTCCCTTTTGCGGTGCAGGCTCCTGTTACTTTCAACAAACTGGCTTTAGAAAAACACTCAACCATGGCGCGTTACGTCATCAAGCGCAATGGTGAACAGGAACGGATGCAGTTTGACAAGATCACTGCTCGCTTGGATGCTCTCATGTGGGGATTGGACACGGACCACGTCTTTCCCGATTTGGTCTCGCAAAAGATTGCTGCTGGCATCAAGCCTGGCATGCACACCCGTGAAATCGATGAACTAGCGGCAGAAACTGCTGGCAACATGACCACCAAACACCCAGACTATGGCATTCTGGCGGCTCGCATCTTGGTCTCGAACTTGCACAAGGAAACGCCCACTTGCTTTAGTGAAGCCATGGAAGCCATTCACACTGTGCAATCCGCAGTAGGTGGTGAGGGTTTCTTCACCGATGCATTCATGCGCAAAGTTCGCAAACACAAGCACGTTCTCGATGCCGCGATTGACCACAACCAAGACTTTAACTATGAGTATTTTGGCATGCAAACGTTGATTAAGACCTACCTCAACAAGATGGAGACGGGCAAGGTCATGGAACGTCCACAGTACTTGTTGATGCGCGTGGCAGTTGCTCTCAATTTGGACAGTCTGCCCAATGCTCTCGCTACGTACAAAGCGCTTTCTCAGCGGCAGTACATTCACGCCACCCCCACCCTTTTCAATGCCGGTCGCGTTGATGGGCAATGCGCTTCATGTTTCCTTTTGTGTATTCCTCAAGATTCACTCGTTTCTATCTATGACACGCTGAAGCAGTGTGCAATCATCTCTAAAAACTCGGGAGGCATCGGTCTTTCCATTCACTCGATCCGATCCTCACAAACCTTGATCAAAAAGTCGCGCGGCAAGTCCAATGGCATCGTTCCAATGCTTCGCGTTTACAACGAGACGGGTCGTTACGTGGATCAAGGAGGCAAGCGCCCGGGCAGCATTGCTGTCTACATTGAACCTTGGCATGCCGATATCATGGACTTTTTGGACCTGCGCAAGAACAATGGAGTCGAATCGAAACGCTGCCGAGACCTCTTTACTGCTCTATGGATTCCTGATCTATTTATGCGACGTGTGGAAAACGATGAACCGTGGAGTTTGTTCAGCCAGAACACGGCTCCTGATCTGCACAAGGTGCATGGACAAGCCTTTGATGACCTGTACTGTCGGTACGAAAAAGAAGGTCGTGCTCGCCGAGTTTTGCCTGCTCGTCAAGTCTGGAATGCTATGCTCGAGTCGCAACAGCAAACTGGCACACCCTACATGTTGTACAAGGATGCATGCAACTTAAAAAACAATCAGCGCAACCTGGGCACACTCACTGGAAGCAATTTATGCGTGCACCCAGAGACTCCTTTGCTGACGCAAAACGGATATTTCCCGATCGGAGATCTCAAAGATCAACGTGTCAATGTTTGGAATGGCGAACGTTGGGCATCAGTGCAAGTGAAACAGACCAATTCCAGTGCGACAATGCGTCGCATTGAACTCAGCGATGGCTCTTTTATTGTGTGCACGGATCGCCATCACTTTTACATCTCGCCTGGGTACAAGAAGCAAGCGGTGAAGGTTGAGGCACAAGCACTAAAGTGCGGAGACAAGTTGGAAAAATACCAACTGCCCGTTGCATCCCAATTCGTTCACGGCGTGGAAGACTTTCCCTATGCCTACACACATGGTCTGTTTTGTGGTGACGGAACCTACAATACCAATGGCACCCCGAGAGTTTCTCTTTACGCCGACAAGAAACCATTGTTGTCTTGCATCGCTGTTCGTTCCACATCGGGACTGGAAGATGCGCAAGGTCGTATCAATGTGCAACTGCCTTTGGATATGCCTGCCAAGTTCTTGGTGCCTATGCATTCCTCGCTCAAGTCCAAATTGGAATGGTTTGCTGGACTGTGCGATGCGGACGGAACGATTGCGCGTAACGGATCAAACCATTCTCTTCAGATTGGGTCCGTCGAGTTGCGCTTTCTTCGCCAAATTCGTCTGATGTTGCACACGCTGGGGATTCAATCAAAAATTACCTTGAATCACTCTCCAGGGAAAAGACCCCTTCCAGACGGACACGGAGGTTTGGCGCTTTATGATTGCCAACAAATGTATCGACTGCTCGTTCCTTCCAGTGATCTCTTCACGCTGAAAGAATTGGGATGGATGCCCCACCGTCTCAATATCAGTGACATGCCCAGACCACAACAAGATGCCAAACAGTTTGTCAAGGTTACCAAGATCATTCCCAATTTTGCACAGGGTCCTACTTACTGTTTCACCGAACCCCTGCGACATCGCGGGGTGTTTGACGGACATCTTCTTGGCAATTGTTCGGAGATCCTCGAGTACACCTCGGAGGATGAGATTGCAACGTGCAACCTTGCATCGCTCAATTTGGCAGCCTTTGTCAAGACCAACGAGGCAACTGGAGAATCATGGTTTGACTTGGAGCAACTTCATGCTGTCACGGAACTGGCGATTCGCAATTTGAACCGTGTCATTGACGTGACATTCTACCCACTGCCCGAGACTCAACGATCCAATGAACGACATCGTCCTCTTGGCTTGGGTGTGCAAGGCTTGGCGGATGTCTTCATTTTGATGCGACTTCCTTACGCTTCCGATGCCGCACAACAACTCAACCGAGACATTTTCGAGACCATTTACCACGCTTCCTTGGTCTCTTCACAAGCACTTGCTGAGAAGGAAGGTGCTTATTCAAGTTTCCAGGGCTCTCCCCTCTCCCAAGGCAAATTTCAATTTGATCTGTGGGGTGTGACACCTTCGGCACGTTACGACTGGGAAACGCTGCGACACAAGATCTCTGTAACTGGCGTCCGCAATTCCTTGTTGACTGCTTTAATGCCGACTGCTTCCACTTCACAAATTCTTGGACAGAACGAAGCCTTTGAACCCTACACCTCCAACTTGTATGTGAGACGCACTCAGGCTGGAGAGTTCATTCTGTTGAACAAGCACCTGGTGCGTGATCTTCAACGTCTCGACCTCTGGACACCTGAAGTCATCAAGAAACTGGTCAAGGAGAAGGGCTCTGTACAGAACATTGCCGAGATTCCTGTACCAATTCGCGAATTGTATCGGACCGTGTGGGAGATTCCGATGAAGGATCAGATCGACATGTCTGCCGATCGAGGTGCCTTCATTTGCCAAACCCAGTCTTTCAATGTCCACATGTCGAATGCACCCGCGGACAAGTTGACCAAGATGCACTTTTATGGCTGGAAAAAAGGGTTGAAGACAGGCATGTATTACTTGCGCACTTCACCCGCTGCAGACCCCATTCAATTCACAGTCGACCCCAAAACGGGAGATCAAGAACTCAAGATTGTGCGTCCAGAGGAACCGGCAAAACAGCAACTTCCTCTTCCACCTCCTGCACCTTCTATCGGAGGAAAACTTCCCACGATTCTTGAAGAATCCAGCGGATCTTCCGATTCATCATCAGGATCCTATTGCACCATGGAGAGTGGTTGTGTGTCTTGCCACGGTTAAACACTGTGTACGGTGATGAATAAACAACCCATTTATTGTTCAAAGGTCAACGTAAACTATGTCTCGATTTACTTCTTCAATCGGGGCACCTTTCAAACAACCCAAATCTATTCCAGAACAACTTGAATGCTTCAAGGAAAGGTACCCAGAGGTTCGAGAGTTCTTGAACAAGTACAACAATGGATCAGCAACAGAACGAGATCTCCTCGATGTGGAAAGTTTCTTGGATTCGCGAGGCAAACGATTCGGTGGTGGATTCCAGTTTGATCGCACACCAGTGTAATGTATTCATAAACAAGATGCTTTTCTAGTGTACAAAAACATCTCATCGTAGGAACCTGGCCACTGAGGGACTGCAATGATCCTTGGTTCACCATACTCTTCCTTGAGCAACTGAAAGAATTTGTCATCGGCAGTGCAACCTCCAGCACCTTCACCAATAAAAACGACACGCTTGCCCTTGAATGCTCGCAGTGCATTCACAGCAACCGAGCGTGCTTGGGGAGGATAGATCAACATTAGAGTTTGGCACTCTGGATGTTTTTCAATGGCTTGCACAGCATCCAAACGCTCCACCGGCATGAACGTTTTGATCTTGTCGGCAAGGTTTGAAGGGAGAGGGCGGTCCTTGTCGTCAGAGATTTTCTTGGCTTCTTCAATTTCTCCGTCCGAAAGTGATACGTGGTTGTATCCCAAGGTAAAGTTGTCCGAAGCAATAACGTTCTTGCACCCTTCCTTGCAAAGAAGAAATTCCCACAGTGCCTTGCCAGACCCAACACTCAACAACCCTTCGTCGGCTGCAAAGCGCTTGATGGTTCGAATAGCAAACCGACTGGGAGGAACCCACGAATAGTGCTTGATAAAATCGTTTCGTTCGCGGTTATCTTGAAGAAGTGTCATAGACATCAACACCTGCATCATGGCGAGCAATCCAGAGGCTTGATTGCTTGTTTCATTGACTTGGATAGCGCGCGTCGCTCGTACGGGAGGCGCTTTCGACTCGATGGCGTTCCACAACTCCTCCACATCAACGTCTGGAAGGGTCGTCATGGTGAGATATGAGAGAATAAAAGCAATGACTCGTTGTGAGACGCGTGAACCCCCACTTGTGAAAATCATCTGTGCAGATTAAATGTCAATTACTGTTGCTCTAGTGGCTGGTGCAGTTGCACTTGGAAGTGGGTGGTATTGGAAATGGCGCCGTTCTCTGTATGAACCTCGAACTCTCATCTGTGACCTTCACTCTTGGGTCATTCTCAAGTCAGCCAGTGGAGAACCTTTGCACGTCTTGGAAGCCAAATGGGGTGCACTGGATGTTACCAAAGAAATGCGCGAGTATTGCTGCGACACGTCTCACGTTGAGTTCTGCTCATCGACAATCTTTCTCCAGTTATTGATTGGCAAACTTCCAGAAAGTGAACCGCCGAGAACAGACGGAGAAACCACTCTGATGATTCGCTATTATTGATGGATTATAGGAAAAGAAGCGAGTCGCGATGGATCCCAAGATCTGGGGTGGACCCTTGTGGAGAGTAATGACAGATGTGGCATATCGCACAGACAGAGTCCAAGACGCCAGAGTGGTTCCCTATGTCACCACTTTCTTCAAGTCTTTGGCGTTTCTCTTGCCTTGCAAGTACTGCCGTCAGTCTTACAGGCAATATTTACGTGAACTGGACGTTGCCAGTTATGGAAACGGAAGGCGACTGGTAGAATGGGTATGGAGAATGAAGGAATTGGTCAATGACAAGTTGAAGAAACCTCTTGAGGATCGCCTCGAATACCCCCTGTTCCAAAGACGCGTCAATCTGTGCACCCACTGCGCACAACCAGATGATGTTTTTGATTTCCTTTCTATCTTGGGGTTGAACTATGACGCTGGAGACCGATTGAAACAAAAGCACATGCTGAGCATGCATGCGGTTCTGCCTCTGGTTCTGCCTTACAACCGACTATCAACTGTAATGTTGAAGCATCCTCTGGAAATCACAGACCTGCAAAGTCAGCAGCACTATCTGGATTGGTTGTACCGATTGAGAGAACAGTATGTCAAGCACGAGAACCTCCCACCTCTTCCTCCACCCACAGAACTGTGGCAACGTTACAACAACGCTCGTGCTGAACAGAAACAGCCTGTCAATTGCCAGTATGTACTGGATGACCAGTCAACCTGGACTGCACAATACCGCCAGAGATGTGATCGCAGTAATCGTTCACCTTCTTCACTCGTCTAATCACCAGTTTGTGAATAAACATCCTTTGATCATGTCGACATGTCCAGTTTGTTTGGAACCAGTGTTTGAAGAAACAGTAGCAACGCTGTTACAGGACCACTTGGACAAGTTTTTGCATCAATCCTTTCTTGGATTTGCCTATGAGAGCCAGAGAGTCATTGCCTTGCAGAGATACCTTACAACAGGAGATTTCCAAGGTCTGACGCGCGCTTTGCAGAAGAAGAATTTCATTGAAAAATCGCGGATTCCCAAAATCATCAAAGAATGGAAAGAGATGGCAGATCTGGGTCTCACGCCTTACATTCCAGACTGTGGACACGCTCTTCATTTTCGTTGTGCTTCCCGAATGTGCATGAAAACGTACTCGATCGAGAATGCTCAACAAGACAAGGTGCCGTTCGCCAGTTTGCCCAAGGTTCCTCGGTGGAAATGTGGCGATTTCCAATGTCCAGTGTGCCGACACGAGACTTCCATTCGCGGGTACTCACTGTACGATGAAAATTTGCTGTCTGATGTCACACTGGGACCCTATCGCCTTTCCCCGGGCGCTTTGGTCTGGATCTACGACCACACCCTTCAACCAGGACATCCAGAAGCAGGATCCTTGGGAAGATTGCTGGGATACACCTCGGGTGGACGAACCCACCTCAAAGTGGAAGTGCTGCTTGGACCTCAGAAACAAACAGCAACTGTTCACGTCTCACGTGTGTTTGATGTGGCATTTCTTCTCTTGACTGGAATCCCCTCGCGAGAACAAGTGGGACGGATTGGAGGTGACGTAGACCTCCTGGAAGACGACTTTGCACTGTTTGATGCAAGTGCTGCTGCCGATTCTTCTCGTGATGGAAAATGGCAACTTGCCATTCGCCAGAGAAAAGAATACGTCGACAGCGTTTTCAAGCACTCTCCAGAAGCCATTCAACTGTTGCATACTTATTTGCAAACGGGAAAACTGTCAGGATTGATCTGTTCTGGGAGTGTTCCGTCCACTCTGGACTCTGTGGCTCTCATTTGGAAATTCATGTTTCTTCCCCGGTTGGGCATGGTTTCGCAGTACATTACTCCTCTTCATCCAACAGTTCCTTCTCCCTTTGTTCCGTTTCAACTGTTGGAAAAGGTGCATCGTTGCACTGGTTACAGTTTGCTCCTGTGCAACACCGTACTGAGGTATGCTGCTGGAGGCTTTTGTTGCAACGGGGAAAGTGCTGTGCGCATCCTTGATTTTACTCGCAAACTGGCAAGTAATCCAGCCAACAAGGCTGTTTTCGAATCTTTTCGACTACCTGTTGATTGTCGGCGGGTCGGAACTGCTCTTCCAGATTGGGCACAGCGTCTTGAACTCTGTTCTGAACACGAGGTCAAGCGAATCCAGAGGTGGTGTTCACAGCAATTTCTCGTGGCATTTCAAGGGATTTATTATTTGATTCATGCGGATGCTCCTGTTGCACCCTCGCAATCTCCTGCATGTTCTACAGACAGTCTGTTCTGGTTGCAAACTCACACTACACCAGTTCCAGAATTGGCAACGGGGGAAGGCGACTATGTTTTCTCTGTGGTCAAGGTGGAACATCTACCGCTGCTCTACCGCTTCACTGGAAGAGTCAAGGCTGCTATCGATGAATTGCGGGAAAGTGCTGCTGCTTACCCTTCTCGCAACACCTCTGCGCTGATTTCACCCGTGGAAGCCCGTGCTCGGTTGGAGTCGGTGCGAACGTTCATCCTTGAAAAACACCAAGTAGATGTATTGCAAATTGCTTGGTTCGATCTTTCCGAGGCTATCCGGAGAGATATGAATCAATATCTAAACCCTGTGCCGCTGGTCGCTCGGGTAGTTTCACAGCCATCCACGCCACATCCGGAGGTTGAAAAATCACATAGTCCCGCCTGGGAAGTGCTGTGATCTGTGCGATGCGTGCTTTCTGACGCTGTTGAGTTTGGTAGGGAGGAAGGAGCATGAGATCGTGCCACATGTCGCCCATGTTTAGCACAATGCTGTAGCCTGCATCGTGAAGTCCCTGTCTCACCTTGTATTTGAACAAGGAAAAGTTGGGTTGCGACAAGTACTCGGGTGGCATCAAAAATAAATGACTAAAATTGCCAAATCCCTTTTCTTGCAACTGTCGGACGGTTTCTTCATGATTGTTTTGCATCAAGACGCGAGCAGTGACAAAAAACATCGAGTAACCCAAGGAAAGTGCCAGATTGTACAATCGCCTCACGCCCTCTTCTGGCTGTTGTGGAAATCCAATAAGAACAGTGTCATCAATGTCCAAGACGACAGCAAGATTTGATTTGGGCCATTCTTGCTTCATGCGACGCAGATAGGTCTCTGCCCAGAAGAGAATCGGTGTTGGCTTTTTTGACTGCCCCCACACTTGACTTGTCATCTCTACAGTTTATTCCTCCACGTGCAGTTTTCTGCCCGTCAAACAGCCACATTTGTAACTGCAGACACAAGTGTCGAAGGAACGATTCTTCTTTGTTCTTTTTCTTTCGTGCGCTCTGTTCCGTGCAACATTTTTCACCCCATTCTTGCCAAACGATGGCGTGGAAGTACACTGATCTCTACAACTGGTGTCGCGAACGCCAATATTTTTACTTCCCCAAGGTAGCAGAGAATGAGGAGCAAAACAAGGATCGCCCCACCACCCACCTGTGCCTTGACGGTGCCAATGGTGGCGTCATCAAACTTCCTGACGCTGCTGCAAATCGAGAATTCTTGAGCAAATATGCTGACGATTTGGATGCCGGACACACGGAACCTGGCAAAGCCTATTACATTTCGGAACAGCGCACGCCTATTTTCAAATTCTATTTCGATCTGGACATTAAGCGCAAGGAACTTGTTAACCTCATCAACCCAGCCACAGCATCGGCGGCAGAAGCGCAAGAGGCACAGGAAACTCAAGATAACTTGCCCATGTTTGTCCAGAGTCTGGATCGCGAAAGCATTGATTTTATGGTGTTGCAATACTGTCGGGATATGCTGGAGGTTATCAAACTGTTCTATCCGCCCACCACCGACAAGAAGTGTTTCACCATGATTGTGTGCCGACGTGAGAATGTCGTTCAGCAGGAAACAAGCGGTCCCAAGATGGTTAATATCGGCGTCCATGCGATTCTCCCCTTTTTGTATGTCACTGCCGATCAAGCACTGGTGATGCGCGGCGCCGCACTGGGCAAGTTTCGCCAGATTTATGGGTTGATGGATCAAGTGCAAAACCCGTGGGAAGAGATTCTCGATGAAGCCGTCTATGTGGGCAATGGACTCAGGATGATTGGCAGTCGCAAAGCCGTCAAGTGTCCCGATTGCAAAGCAGATCCTGCCAAGAAATTGACATGCCGGACTTGTATGAAACAGGACAGTCCATGTCCAGGCAAGATCGACGTGGGACGTGTCTATGAACCTTGGCTCGTTCTCGCTCACGACGGCACACCCGATGCTTCTCTCTTGGCGCAACTTCGTCGTAACACCCACAAGTTGATTGAGGTGACGAGCGTGCGCTTGTACAATGTCGACACCACTCCCGACTGGAAACCTTATGAAGGATGTCCTTCCGTTCCCACCACTGGAGAAGACTCGTTTGTGGAGGTGGAAATCGATGGGAAAATGGTGCGGCGGTTCAAGGAGGATGCCGGGGTGATCTCCAAGATTCGCAACAAGATCTATTTGCCGCGTGATCCTCAGAAGTTTCAAGAGGTCGAGACCTACCTGCGGGGAATGGTAAACCCCAAGTACCGCAGCATCTCTGTGGATCAGATTTTCACCAGTCCCAAGGGAGCCTGGTTCATTATCAATGTGACTGGAGACGGCTCTTCCTTTTGCATGAACCTCAATCGCGATCACAAGAACAACAAGATTTATTTCCTCTTGACCAAGGACGGCATCTATCAAAAGTGTTACTGCCGTTGCCCAACTCTCCAAGGCAGGCGATTCGGTTACTGCAAAAACTACACGTCCAAGCGCTACGAGATCCCAGAGAAACTGCTGCGACTCTTTTTCAAGGTCGATGACAGTCGCGACGTTAACAAGATCTTTATGGAAGAACGCAACGACACGCTGAAACGCACCAAGATTCACACGCACATGCGGTCCGTCGATCGCGCGGTCAACTTTTTGCGGGCTCGCTTGCGGGAGATGTTTGAAGAACGTAAAGGCATTCGACAACTGCCTGCCAAGTTCAACACTGCTGACAATCCCACTGGTGCTCCTCCGTTGAAAAAGCGCAAAACTGCATCTGCAGGAGCCGTGGCGATTCCTGTTGATTCTTCTGCTGGGGGAGTCGAAAAGAACCGACCTCGACCTCCCAAGAAAAAAGCAAAAAAGAGTCAAAGTATTGCCACTACCGTTTCGGATCTTTACAATGTGCCTGTCGACGAAGATTATAGTTGTCCGTAAGAGAATAAACAACATGGCATCTCAAGTGTACAAGTGTGCGACCTACACCTATGTGGGTCCGTGTCTCGACCAGCGATTGTACAACAGCAAGTTTCAACTCCAGTCTGGAGATTACAGAGAACCCGATTACCAGTGGATCATCGACCCAGAATTTCTTCAAACTCCAGGATCGCAACGCCTCTCACAGAGAACAGGATTCGCTCAACGAACAGTGAAACTCACTACAAGCAAGGATCCCTTTGCCACCTACAGACCTTATGCCTAGTCGTTTGTTTTATAGATGTAAAAAGCAGCAACACCCTCAAAACTGTTCGGTCTTGTGCTTTCTCCACGGATAGTCTGCGGGATTCTGAAGCGTCAGCAGGCTGTAAAGCACCAACTCGTGACCAAAGGGACGGCTCCCATCTAGATAGTGCTCTTCCAAAGGACGCGTCACGTCATAAGCGTCATAGCCACAAAGTTGCAGATTGTAACCATTTTCCAGCAAATCCTGGAGTTGGGCAAACTCTGCAGACTTGAGAGCAAACCGTTCATAGAAATTGCAATAAAACTGCCTGGCTTGCACATATTTGAAGCGGACCAGTTCACCATTGCCTCGTTTCCAGAGCCAGTAAAGGGGAACGTTGCCGGTGGCGTTGGGTTTGTGGCGGTGAGGGACGGGGTCGAGAAACGTTTCTATTTGCCTGGAGAAGAAGACACCAGTTGGTGATCCTTTGGCATCCACCTCATCGCCATACACTTTGGAGAATTGCCAAAAGTTCTCCAAGTTGAGAGCATTCGGCAAACCTTGCTGTCCGTGCACCACCGGACCCATAGCCTTGGGTGACAATGCAGGCATGCCTCTACCATCCTTCCTCCCTCCATGTTTGAAGTTGGGAAATATCATGATGAACCCTTCACGGCGAACCGGGTTGCGCATCATGCCCATCTTGGTGCAAACCACCGTGCCACGTACGCCTTGTTGCCTGTTTGCGGCTGCCACAGACTCGCATTCTTCAGCCCATCTTTGATACTTGGCTTCCAAATCTGCTTGTTTGTTGGGATTGACAGGCAGTTGCGTCGAGCCGTGGTGTTTCTTGACATGCAGTCCGCACACGAGTTTGCCGGTGCGAGAGCGGAAGTAAGCCAAGTTGCGACACAACTTTCCGTTCTTGTAGTGCTCAGAGCACGGGTGTTCACCATAGAATTGACTCATTCTTGATTAGTGACGTCGCGTCAGACGATCGTTTTGCCTTAAAAAGGAGATTCTTAAAACTGCAGAGAAGTACACCTCATCACATGTAACTGGCGAGTGATTTCTTCTGGATTAGAGACACTGTGATCAACCCGAGAAACAGTCCGATGATACCCATGATACTTGACAGTGAAGTAGGAGCAGGAATGTTGATTCTCATCACAGTGAAGATAGCACCAGTAATCAACCCCACAGCAAACGCTTTCAACCAATTCAGCAGATCTTTGCTCATCGCAATTCTTTATTGTCGATAGGTATAAACCTTTTGATAAACCCAGAGATGGTACCATTGGTCAGGATGAATGTTAAGCGATCAAGTCCCGGGTTCAAATTCGAGACCGTCTTTTTTTATTTTGTTTTTGCTCTGCACCTTGCGTAGTGAGCAAAAACCAGTGTAGCGATCACGACAGCAACAATAAATCCCCAGACAGCAACATTGTTGCCTTGAGCAATCTGGGTACGAAGAGTAGCGCCTTGAATCGCGTTGAGTTGATCTGGAGTGACTGGATTAACTCCTGCTGACATGAGCAACTGTGAGGTGGCAAGGTTTTGGGTGGCGTAACCGACACACTCTCCCCATCCCACCCCTGATAGCCCGCTCACCCCCAAAAAGGTGCCAGTAACATCACAAGCGTTTTCTTGCCATTCAATCCCTTGGGGGTGAAACCCAATTTGATTGTCGCGAATAGGCGTGAGTGTCACATCGATGCTTTTGCTGGGAATGGTGATGCGCCACTGTCCTGGATAGACGGTGCCGGTGTAGGGCGATGTCACCCACTTGAGAACTTGCCAGATGATTTTGGGAGTCTGTCCTCCAGAACTCGTCAGGAACTCTGTTTTTCCAGTACTGTCCTGGATGCTCATGACACCCGTGGTCTGTCTACATTCCAGAGGAACGTTGCCGTACCCATCATAGGCATTAAAGTATGCGCCAGTCATCTGGGTGTTGTTTTCCATCTGGACTGCAAACCAGTTCCAACCTGCAAAGGGTGGTGGCGGACTGTTGAGTGCCGAGAGAGATTGGATGACTTGGAGAACTTTGGATCTGGGAGTGCCAAGACCTCCCCATTGATGATCGAACCAACCCACCCCCTTGACCTGGAATGATTTTCCCTGGACTGCAACGATACCCTGTGCTGGAAGGTTAGAATAACTGTAGTAGTTCCATCCCAGACCAGCAGCAGGCCACCCCGCCACTCCCTTTTCACCTTGCAGCAAGATAGGCTGTGCAGAAGTCAACTGGAGAGCCACGAGATTTTGGTTTGCTGGGTCTGCAATCGAGGCTTGCATGGGGAAAAGATTGTTGGGATCTGTTGAAGCAGAGATCCACTGAATGACGTTGCCAATTTCTACAGTCCACGGAGAATTTTCCAGTACGACACTGGAATCAGAGGCAGCAATTGATACTGGTGGCATCATAAACGTTTGGTTGAGAGTAGGGGTGACTGCCGTAATGGTTGTCATCACTGTTAGAATCACACTGTCTTTCTGGACTTCTCCGTTGTGGAGCAGCCGAGGACCCATGACTGGCTGTGAAGTGATGACGCACACAAAGGCAAAACGATTTTTGCTGTCATTCACATCGACCAAGTTTCCGACCAAAAAATACCAGTCCTTGACGGCATCAAAGTGAAACTGATGATCCTCTGGGAAGCGCAACGGTGCCTTGTGCGGTCCCACGTACTGCATTGCATTTCCTGGAGCAGACAGATCTTCAATAGCAAGCATCTGTGTGGGTGTGACAGCATTGTTCGACAACGTCGTTAAGAGTGTTTTCTTGCGAAGGTCGACTTCGGTCTGAGACTGCCGGAGTAACCTTTCTTGCAGAGTGCTCAACATGGTGGCTTTGTTAAATGCAGTGAGATTTATTGATTTCTGCAACGACCCAAAGGGATTACGGAAATTTACGTGACAGTTCTTGCCAAACGGCTCCATCCGTGAGAATCGTGAGTGTGGCATCAGCAACCGCGGTAAAAGGTGCTGGTGCTGCTGCTAAACGAAGTCCGAGATTCACGCCGGCGCTGGCGGTTCCATTTGCTAATGAGACCGCTGTTCTGGATGATGTGTCCAGTTGTTCCATCCCAACGTGCTGCAGCATTGTCTGTTGATGTACCCGGATTGGTTACGACATTATCGATCACAATTGGAGGAATTGTGTTTGAATTACAATGCTGTCTGTTACTAATGTGTTCGTCAACAGATCTCCAAAATCTCCCACGTCCGCAGAGATAACATCCGCATTTATCTCGTTGGCTGTCATGAGACCAAACGCGGCTTCTGGTGCCACAATACGAACACCAGCCACCATAATCCCATCCACCACGAGATTCGTGAGATGCAAGTCGTGAAAAGCAGTGGAAGTCATTTTTGATATTTATGTTTTTATAAATCTTGTCGCTGTACTAATCCTGTGGGTATGAACTGTTATTCTCCATTCTGCAAATTGAAATTGTTCCGCAAAGAGTGATGCAAAATTGTTAAGTTCAGTGATATTTATTGATTTCTACAACGAACCAGTTAAACAAACGAGATGTCGGTTGAGAGAAGTTTGCAGATTCTGGCGGATGAAATTCGTGAGTTGCGAAGGGAAAGAGAGTCGAGACAGCCTGCTCCTCCAGTGTCACTGGAAGAACTGGTGGTTGCTGTAAAAGAATTGCAGCAACGAGTTCGAAACCTGGAAAACCACACGAGACACATGGCTCGCCCGTGTACACCTCCATCGCCATGGTGAGATTCAAGTGGTCCATGTGAACTCCGTGTCCAAGAGGGAAGTAAACGTTGTTCGAAGATGGAAACGAACTCGCGATTTTTCTTCAGGAGAAGGATGCGGCGACAAGAGTTCATACGAATTCAGCACGTGTTCGGAAGTGATTGCAAACGCCTTGTTTTGGGGTGGGTTTCGCAAAGTAAAGAACCCATATGACAATTGAATAAAACATCGCATGGGTCCACCCTCGCTGCTGATGAGAGATCCCAGTTTGTTCAATTGGTCCACTGTGCAGACTACCCGATCTCCAGTGTAGAAACAAGAGGCTCGTGCTTCCGTCGAATTGAGATATTGGGTAATCAGCAAATTTCTGGACCACCCCGGAATCGCAATGATGTGATGGTTGCAGTTTTTGACATTGGCAGAAATGGGTGACAAAACAACAGAGTCTGGCGGCAAACACTCCAACAACTGAACAGTTGGTCCTATGCACACCAGTTTGATGGCGTGACAGGGCGGAGGGTAAACAGATAGGCGATGTCCTCGTTTGACAGCACTCTCAAGAACCCAAGGTTCAAACAGCACATCCCAAATGTCCACCATGAAGCAACTTGGTGAGAGAAAAGCGTGTAACCAATTGGATCCTTCTTGTCCGACGAGGGCTTCGATGCGGTTGCGAATGACGCCGAGGTGAGATGCCCAGACCTGACTTCCCCAGAGCAGTTCCGTTCTCGACAGACACTGTTCAACTGCAGGATCAAGAGGAACCAGCCGGTTAAACAGATGCTGAATCAGAGGGTCAAGCAGATCAAAAGGATCGGTGCGCTGCGTGACAGATTCGTATTCGCGCATGGCTTTCACCAGCGTTTCTCTCTTCCACCAGTCCGGACATTCTCGAGCAAATGCCAATAATCCGTGGCGCAAGGCACGAAAGGTGTCATCCTTATGCCAGTGGCACAGAGAAGGAAATGCAACAGAAAGGTTCATGGCATTTGCAGTGAGAAAAGCACTCCAGAAGACCCGAGGTTCAGGCCATGGACCCCGTTCTCGTCTCAAACCCCAGACAGACGTCAAGCACGTTAAAATAATGTCAGCAACTGGAGATTCCTTGCGCAGTTGCAGGAAATCCAGAAATAGCCAGAGCGCGTACCAGTCCTTGATAGCCTCACATAGCAAACCAATTGGGTTTGGTTCCAGGAGACGCGCAATCCATTCTAGATAGTCCCATTGTGGCAATCCCAGAGGAATCTCAAGAACGTGTTCTTCATGCAAATGCTTTGACTCGTACAACCCTCCTGTGCAAAACACTGTAAAATAGGCAAAGTTTTGCTCCAATTGTGCTTGCTGGAAAGTGCGACCCGTGGTGGTGGGGAATTTGAGTCGGATGGTACCAGGAGGGGGAAGTGCCACCATTGTGACATCCTCCGTTTCTTCATCGCTATCGAGGCTTGACATTGTGGTGACGCAGCCTCCACACCAAAACTGCTGCAAGAAGAAGCAACACTCCAAGAATGACAAGAACGATAGTAAGGTTGACGCGAACCTTCCATTTGACTGCAGATGCTGTTGCAACAGTATCTCGAATGTGCTGACCTCGGTCGACATTGGGCATCCAGGTGGTGACTGCTCCAAAATCAACTCCATTGATCCTGACGGGTCGATCGATGGCGACTGCCATGTTGACTCCAGTATCTGGATCTGACATGGCGATGCGGAAATAACCATTGCCATTCCAGGTGGGACCCCAGGAGTTACGAACAATCCAGTAAGGAAGGTCCAAAGGCGGTCCTTTGCTGTTCAGAAAGTTTGGCACTGCTCTTTCGATTCCCCAGCCGACAATGACTACTGCGTGGTTTCCCATAAAACAATCCGGGGCAGACTGTTTCGCACCCAGACAGTCAATCTCTCCGTACTGGTAAATATCTTTGCCCGTTACGTGCACATAGACGTTGCGTGTTTTCTCCCATCCGTCTGCCTGAGGGTAGATGGTTTTTGCCATGGATCCTGCCACAAAATCGCCAAACACACGGTACACTGCCACCACAGGACCGTTTTGGAGAATGTCAAGTTGGATGGATCGGCGATCTGTCAGAGCCTGAGTACTTCCTGCTCTGGCTTTGAAAAACTGTATTTCTCCTCCAGTAGCACAATTCTTGCCATCTGCTTCGCAATTGTGACGACACTGTCCATCGGAGCAAGACGGAACCAGTTTGTTGAGATCGATGCTCGATGCAGAACCGCGACCCGCCACACACGAAGGAGTGTTGCTGCACCATGAATAATCCCAGCATTGCATTCCAGGTATTCCTTGCTTCTCCAGAAACAGTCCTGCGTCAGCAGGAAATCCCCCATTGCAGCGTTCTGTCGGGCTGACACATGAAATCAAAAACGTGGGACTCAAATTGGGGTTGCGATCGCCAGTGAAGATAGCGTATCGATCACTCAACATACCTGCACTTGCCCATGCCCAACAACTGCCACAAGAGTACTGTGAAGGTGGAGGCAAAAGCGGCGAGTGTGGCAGTGTCCATCCTTTCACAGTCTGAATGGAGTTCAAGTCATTCCAGGAAAATCTTTCTGGAATGTCCGCGAGACTGAGCAGTCCCGTGGAAGCCAACAGTGTTTTTGTTTCCTGTTGTGCTCGGACTGGTGCTTTGATGTCTGCTCTTGCATTCAGAGGTGGAATGTAATCCAGTCCCAGTTGTGATTCTCCAGTAAGTGATGCACCAGGAAGCAACCCCCCAAACGATGCCACAATGGCTCTGAGATTGATCGGTGCACTGGTCCAAAGACTGGGTCCTTCCGACATGATTGTTTATTGTGTAACTCGTGACATTAAAACTTGTCATCCAAGACAGGAAAAGGCACAGCAGCAGTGTCCCGCTTGTACTCTCCCACGCGCTTCTCAAAAAAGTTGGTCTTGCCTTGGAGTGAGATCATCTCCATCCAGTCAAACGGGTTTTCCACTTTCCACAGTTTGTTGTAGCCCAAGGAGACCAACAGACGATCCGCAATGAACTGAATGTACTGCGTCATCAAATCCGCATTCATGCCAATGAGGCTCACAGGCAACGCTTCGCGAATGAAGCGCACTTCAACATCCGTGGCATCGCGAATCATTTCATGAATCGCACTCTCGGGCGGACGTCGTTCCAGCATGCTGAACAAGAGACAGGCGAAATCGCAATGCAATCCTTCATCGCGACTGATCAATTCATTGGAAAAAGTCAAGCCCGGCATTTTGCCTCGCTTCTTGAGCCAGAAGATCGAACAAAAAGAACCACTGAAAAAGATGCCCTCGACCGCCGCAAAAGCAGCCAGACGCATAGCAAAGGATTGATCTTGCGAAGCCGTCCATTTCAATGCCCAAGCCGCCTTTTCCTGGATGCTCGGCATGTGTTCAATGGCACGAAACAGTTTGTTCTTTTCGACTTCATCCTTGACGTACGTGTCGATCAAGAGGGAATAGGTGTGCGAATGCGTGGTTTCCATTGCCATTTGAAAACTGTAGAAAGCACGGGCTTCGGGAATTTGAACTTCGGAAAGAAATCGTTGAGCAAGGTTTTCCAGAACGATACCGTCCGAAGCCGCAAAGAATGCCAAGACCCACTTGATAAAATGTTGTTCATCGGCGGTCAATTTTTCCCAGTCCTTGTAATCGTGGGTCAAGTCGATTTCTTCCGCAGTCCAGAAGGAGGCTTCGTGTTTCTTGTACATATCCCATACCGGCTGGTGTTTAATGGGAAAGATGACGAACCGCTGGGGGTTCGGCTGAAGCAAAGGTTCCACGAAATCATCGAGAGAAGCCATGGGTTTCTTTTGAAAAAAGAGAAAGACGAAATGGGAGTTTCTTTATTTCTGATCACGCACGAAACTAACGCACGGAGGGTGAACCCATGTGTTTCTGCAGTTCTCTTTGGCGAAGCAGATATTGAAGTAGTTCTGCAGTAAGTTGGGTTTGCTGTGTTGACAAATCAATGAGATGACAAATTTTATCCAGTCTTAGTAAACAAACCCGAGTCTAATTTCCTCCCCTCATGTCGATTGCCAGTCCCATCATCAACGAGAACATTGAGATCATCACTGTCATCTGCCGAAGTGCAGTGGCGTTCAATGGCATCTTGTCTCGTCTCCAGCAACTCTATCCAGCCACTGGTTGGACTGCAGATCTGCTCACTACACGTCTGACCAAAGGAATTCGTCAGGGTCTCTTCACCGCCGTTGGAGGCAATCCTGCTGGACCTGTTCAGGGTTATGGCATCAACCCGCGAATGCTCACGCTCAACTATTCACAGAACGTGATCTATGAGCCTTTTTGCAGTAACGTGATCCCACAAGGTTGCGCGCCTTCGTGCTCATTGGGAAGCGCTACCGGCACCGGTGGCAGCAGTGGAACTAGTTCCTAAACTCGTTGCGTTATTTTTTGCAGCAAATAAACTGTCGCTATTCTACAAAATGTGTGAGATTGATGAAGTTCGACCTATCGAGGGTTTTGATGATTATGTGATTGCACGCGATGGAAAAATTACACGATTGTCAAATGGGATCTCACTTTCACAGTCAGTGGAATTTAAAAGTTACCCACGTGTGAATCTGCAACAAAAGGACGGAAAGTGGCTCAAGCGTTTTGTGCATCGTTTAGTTGCCAAAGCGTGGATACCAAATCCACACGGGCACCCATTTGTGAACCATTTGGATCGAAACAAAAGCAACTGCCATATGTCCAATCTTGAATGGTGCAGCGCAAGTGAAAACGTCAAACATTGGCAACAGAATTTTGTGTGGAAGCAGTCTCGTCCCGTATTCCAACTTGATCTTGCAGGCAACATCAAATGTCGGTATCCGAGCGCACAAGCAGCAGCCGTTTCTGCAACCTCAACCAACACCAAAAGTCTGCAAAGACACATTTCTGCATGCTGTGCCGGTAAACGAAAAACAGCAGGAGGGCACAAATGGAAATATGAAGAACCGCTTTCGCACATTGACTGTTCAAATCTAGATGGAGAAGTGTGGCAAGCACCAGTCACGCATCCAATGTTTGAAGTCAGCAACAAAGGGCGGGTGAAACGAAGAAAAACCGGACAATTGGCAACTTTGTACGAAAACGTATCTGGATATTTTCAGGTGCAAACAAATCGCAAAGATTTGGGCACCAGGCTAGTGCACCGAATTGTAGCAGAGACTTTTATTCCCAACCCTCACCAGTATGAAGTTGTCGATCACATTAACAGGGATCGCAAAGACAACACAGTTGATAATTTGCGCTGGGTAAGTGCCACAGAAAACACTACGCTGTGTCTCGGAAGAAAAATAACCGTTCGCCAAGGTGACAGCAAAAAGAAATATCCGTCCGTCACAAATGCAGCAAAAGGTTTAGGGGTTCCCATACCTACATTGTTCTCTGTCTTGAAAAATCAAGGGCGGATTACTCGCTCTGGAATATGGAATCTTGTCTCATTGGAAACAGATGTAATAAACTCCTCAATTCGTTATGCCTTCGTGCTCATTGGGAAGCGCTACCGGCACTGGTGGCAGCAGCGGAACCAGTTCTTAAACTGTTTTCTCCTCGTAGTTTCAGTGCAATAAACACACTTGTATTGTAAACATCTTCTTTTCGAGTTCTCAATGTGCGGCTGCAACAAAAACAAGAACAAATTCCGGGCGACTGTTCCCGTGACCAGACCTCGCGTGCTTGCAAATCCGCGTGTATTGACACGTGCAAGCAGAGTCCTTACTGCCGTCAAACGGGGACCAAGACTCACTACGGCGCTTCCTGTACGTGCGCGATCTTTATTGTCACGCCCGACTCGCAAATAAAACACGAATTAACGTCTGGACTTTTTCCGAACAATTCTGGCTGCAACGGGGACTGGAGACACCCTTCTTGTGACTGTTCTGATCACTACATTGCGAGGTGATAACAGTGGGGGAGGAACAGCAACAGTGACTTGCACAAGTCTCGGGGGCTCATCAATAGATTGGTGTCGGACAGGAGGCGTGATGCTGTCTGTTTCTGAAAGGCTGGATATTGAGCGTTCTCTGCGTGCTGGAGGAGTAATCTCTCTGGACACTTCGGCAATCGGGGGCAAAGGATTCGATACTGGAGACGATGGAGGAGCAACAAGAACTCTGGGAGAAGTGAGAATGACCTGGTCTCTCACGATCGGAGCAGTTACCTGCACAGCAGACTTTTTTGAGGAACACCCTCCCATTTTACTGCAGTTACAGCACATTTATTCGTTCTCGCCTCACTCCCCAATTCTGTCATTCTCCAAGGAAACACTTTTTGTTCGAATGCCTCTGGTAGTCTGTTTGTGTGGAAAGAGAGGACACGGCAAGTCAACGCTGGCACAACACTTGAAAGACAAGTATGGCTTCCAGGAGTTATCATTTGCTGGTCCTTTGAAAAAGGGAGTCGGCGAGATCTTTGGATTTTCTGACCACCAACTGTACGATGCTCAGGGAAAGGAGACTGTTGATCCTTTCTGGAAAGTCACGCCTCGAGAGGTTCTGCAGATTTGTGGAACCGAACTGTTTCGGCAGCGACTTCCAGAGTTGATCCCGTCTACCAAAAACATCTGGATCAAGGCACTCGTGAGACAGTTGCAAAACTTGCCCGAGAATGCCCGTGTTGTGATCAGTGACTGCAGATTTCCCGATGAATGGAAAGCCATGATGCAAGTCGGGGCACGCATGATTCGCGTTGTTCGTCCCGGATTTGTGGCAGATCCGCAATTCTCCAACCACCCGAGTGAAACTTCACTGGACAATGTCGATCTGTTCACTCCTGACGAACTCTACTTGAACGATTCCACAGTCAAAAATCTGCTTGATAAGTTTGACAATCGTGTGCAATCGTGGGTAAATCAGCCTCACTTTCCCATTCCTTCCAACATTCTCTTGGATTGAATCACCATGGAAGCAAACAAGTTTGCCGGACCTCTCTCAAGCATTCATTTGCACGACCGCGTCCTGATCAAGGCTCTTGATGGAACTACAAGTGCGCTCAACATTCCCAGGGATGCATCGCGATTGAATGAACTTTTGCCCAGGGGAACTCACTTCAAGTGTGCCGTCGGTATTTTCCCCGAGACTGGAAGATTGGCGCGGATTGTTTCTGTCGAAGTCAAACCAAAGACTTGACTGCACTGTATTTGTTTGCACAATAAATGGAGTGTTAACGTTTGCAGCGCGCGTGCAGATACACTCATGCTCAGTTTCGAATCGAGCAAGTTCACAAACTCACAATTTCATAATGACGCCTCTGGCTAACTTGCTTTTGGCGTTCTCGAACCTGGCGGTGGTTCCTGCTTCCGTTTTGCTCTTTCAATACCGACAGTGGCTCGACTTGATTGTGTTTTCCTTGGCTGCTGCGGCTTCCTTTGCTTACCACCTGGTGGAACGGAAACACACACTGCCCGGTGCTATCCACACTCCCCACTGGAGATGGTGGCTCAATCTGGATCGTTTCGCAGCCTTTCTTGCTGTAGGGTGTGTAGCACTTCGTCACTGGAATGTGGTGTGTGAGGAGTTCCCTATCTCACTCACTGCGATCATTGCTGGATTTCTTTCTGAATTGCTGGGAAGACAAGGACACATTACACTGTTCGTAGTTACTCACGCCATTTGGCACATTCAAGCCTTCAGATTGGTGTATTATGTGGCACTGCAGGCTGCTCAAGTTGAATCATGCAAACCCCATCCTTTTTCTGTGTTTCTAACGTGACAAACTTGCAATAAATGGCTATTCCTTCTTCAATCGTTTCAACTCCCGGAAGCACTTTATCCAGTGGTAAACACAAGAGTGCTTGTTCAAAGGTTTGAAAGAGATGCACGCCCTTCACTGCTCTCTTGACTGTTCTGTTCTGGTTGTCAAGGTGACGAAACACCAGCGTGTCTCCTGGTTTCAAATGGGCAATTTTGAGAGTCCAGCGCCTTCCTTCATACTGTTTCAGCCCTTGTTCAACCGCTCGAAACCAGCGGTCACTCACTGCCAGTTCAACAGTCCACTGCATGGCTATTGTTTTTTTGGTCAAGCCCACATTTTCCCATTAATTGTTCCATCGAGACGCATGAAACCACGTGCCCGCCCAAGCAGATTCTTACAGTCCTTTTCATGCCCTGACTGTAACATGAAAGGAAGTCGGTGTTACTGCCCGTATCGCCGTTGCGAATGTGCAAAGCAAGGTGTGCCTCACGACTGTAAACCAGACGTGACGCCAGTTACGAAGCGCGAAGTGGATCCATTGCAGGGTAGAGAAACAAGCGGTACCCAATAGTTCAAGCACACTTGATCGCCTGATTTCATTTTTTGACGGATACACTTGGCAATCTCTTCTGTGTTCTCGTGATGAAGGGCACGTCTGTCTAAACTAAATTCGATTGTGTTTGCCACGGACGATGTTGTTCCACTGTCCGACGTGACACTTCGCAGTCCATCACAAACCAGTTCTCCTTCGTAGGTTTTCCAGAACAGTCCTGCTTTTGCAAACTTGTTGACATGTCCACACATGGTGCCATTTGATACTTCGTAACTAGCCATGGCTTGTCGTTTACACGAGCAGAACAATAAAACAACAAAACACAGAAACGCAGTGTTCACCCAGCACAGCGCTTTTCCGCAATGAACAGTCAAACAATGATGTCTTTGGGAGACAGACACAAGGAATACGAGCGCTTGACCGAGGGAAACGTGGATCTCACAAAAGCCGTGGTCA